GCAATTCTCCTCTAAGACCATTTAAAACAATTCAAAGAGCCTTTATTGAAGTAGCACGTTATTCATACCTACCAGGAAGAAATAACGATAGATTTGACCAGTTCAGCATCATGTTGATGCCTGGTAATCACTATATCGATAACCGCCCAGGTGTTGTTGGTGTTACTAATCCAGAACCAAGATATCTTGACGGCGCTAACCTAATTGAAGCAAATAGACAAGAAATTATTGATAGAGCATTTGGCGAAATTGCTATTCAATATGATGAGTCTGTATGGGGCACCGATTGGGTAGTTCCTGGAGATCAAATTACTACAGACCTTTCAAGATTTTTTGATTCTTACAGATTAATTCAGAAAAATAGAACTGCTATTATTGACGAAGCGTTTGCTACGATGCAAGCGTTTAATCCTGGTTTTGTTGTTCCTGTAAGTGATGAAAAGTGTAAGAGAGATATTGGTTATTTTGTAGACGCTGTATCTCTTGATATTTTCCTTGGTGGCGGTAATAAGTACACCCGTAAATTCATCAAAAATTATTTTAATGCTGCTGGAAATGCTTGGCTAGCTAATACTCTAGAAGGTGAGCAAGCTCAGTCAATTCAAGCTTTTAATGCTGCTCGTGATTTAATGAACGAAGCAGTAACAAACCAGTTAGCTTACAAAGATTTAACAATTACACCAGATTCTCTGGTTGGTTCAAATACTAATATTAATTCTTGTGCTAATGTAAGATCGGCAATCACTTCGCTTACCACATTAGTAACTGATAGAATTACTGCCAATTCTCTAGCTGGTCTTCCAGCAGAAACCAGTGGACCTTTAGCTGGTCCTGGTCAATCAATTTGTCAGCGTGATATTGGCTATATTGTAGATGCTGTAATTGCTGACCTCAAAACGGGAGGAAATAGCAATTCAGTACAAGCTGCTAGATCTTATTTTGATAAAAATGGCAATCCTATCGCCAATGGTTTAATTGGAGAAGAAGCTCAATCTGTAGTAGCTTTTAGTGCTGCTAAAGATATGATGAAAAAAGCTGTAACCAATCAGCTTTATTCTAAAGATCTAACTTTACTAGCAGGTCCTTCTTTTGCCAACAGCACCGAAGAAGATCAACCAATTCTTCCTTCTGGTAATGCTTTAAGCTGTATTGACGTACAAAACACAATCGAAACTCTTGTTTCTATTGTAACTGGTGTTGTTAGTGCTGGAAATCTAAACAGTCTAGCTAATGTTCAAATTACTGGCGATGTCCCTGTATTCAATTACGAGCAAGCTCTAGAGCAATGGAATGATAATTCTATTCTAGATCTCAGCAACCCAGATAACGTTCTTTACAAGTTTAACGCTGCTTCTGGTGGCGCTATTGTTCCCAGAGGTTGTTCTTTAATTGGTTATGACCTTCGTAGAACTATTGTTCGCCCTCTTTATGTTCCTGATCCTGCTGACGGAACTCAACAAAGAACATCTGTTTTTAATCTAACAGGTGGTTGCTATTTGTGGCAGTTTACCATCAAAGATGGTGATCTTTCTTCAAATTCTCCATTGTTTGACGAGAATGCTGGTGTTGGTAAAGTATATTTCCAAAAAGGAAACACTGTAAATCTAGCCATCCCAGAATATTCTCACCATAAGATCACTATCATGACTTATGCTGATAGTGATGATCTTACAGATTATTACACCAAGATTGGTAGAGCTTTTGCTAAATTCCAGCCATCTATTGATAATGATGGCGAATTCGATGCTCTTGTACAAGAAAATAGAATTGTAGGACCTCTATCAGATACCAGAAGAATAGACACTATTCAAGTATTTGATTCTGCTCCTCCAGGAACTCTTACTGTTAAGGTAACAACAAAGATTGATCACGGTTATTTTGTCGATCAATATGTTGCTATTTTAAATACTGGATTAAACGAAGCTATTAATGGTACTGTTAAAGTAACTGCTATTGATAGCACAAACCCAAGAGTATTTGAGTATGAAATAAATGCTACTACTGCTGCTCTTGGATTAGTAAGTGGTCAGATTTATACTGCTGCTAGTGGCTTGAGCACAAATGCTGTTGCCCAAGCAGAAATTGATTCGGTTGAGTCTGCTTCTCCATACGTCTTTAACTGCTCCATCCGCTCTACCTGGGGTATGTGTGGTATGTGGGCGGATGGAGCCAAGGCAACTGGCTTCAAGTCGATGGTTGTTGCTCAGTACACTGGCGTTTCTCTACAGAGAGACGATAGAGCTTTCATCCGTTACGACAAATTTACTAATACATGGAATCAAGCTTCATTAACTGATGCTTTTGCTACCGTAGCGTATCACACCAAGGGTGATGCTTATTGGAAGGATGACTGGAGAAACTTCCACATTCGTGCTTCCGATGATGCTTTTATTCAAAACGTTTCTGTATTCGCTGTAGGCTTCTTTGACCATTTCTTAATGGAGTCTGGTGGAGATATGTCCATCACCAACTCCAACTCAAACTTTGGTAACACTTCTCTACACGCTATTGGCTTCAAGGGATTTGCTTTCAACCAAGATAAGGGTGGATATATTACTGACATTATTCCTCCTAGAACTATCAATGTATCCCCAACAAACGAAGAAAGAATTCAATATTATACATTAGATATTCAAGCATCAAACGCTCAAACAAACCATACTCGTCTTTACATTGGTTCGGATGACGCTACAAACCCAGCAGATCGTCCAGCGGCTACTGTCAGTGGTTATAGAATTGGTGCTAGAACTGAAGAAAAAATATATGTAAAACTTGATGATGGAACATACAATTCCACTATCCAGCCAAATGGATTCGTAACTTACAAAGCTTCTTTAGAAACTTTAAATCCAGCAGGAATTCAAATTGATAATATAGCACAAGATGCCGCTAACAGAATTGAAGACAACAAGCAACTAATTCAAAATGAAGCATATAATTATATTATTGCCAAGTATCCATATCTACTAACCAGACAGAGCATCACAATTGCTAAGTGTGAAAGAGATATTGGTTACTTTGTAGATGCTGTTGTACAAGATTTGAGATTAGGCGGAAACGTAAATACTGTACAAGCTGCTGAAGGTTATTACGTTGGTGGTTCTTTAGCCTATATTAATAGCGAGCTTGACGAAACTGTAGAAGCTCTTGATTATGTCAAGAACATGTGTATTGCAGCGATGAGGAATTTTGATGTTCTCGTCAAAAATTGTGAAACAGAAGCTGGCTCTGCTATTGTAAATGTTGGTGATACTACAGGACTTCTTGTTGGTATGTCTGTTGCTGAATATTCTCCAGCAAGCTTCTTAAACAATAAATTAATTGATGGTGTATCACCAATCATCACAAATATTCCAACAAATACTTATATTAAGAGAATTCTCGATGATCAAAGAATTGAGCTTGGCGAAGCTTCTTCCAAATTAACTACTGGAAATGTAGTTCCTGCTCAACAATCATCAACTACAGCATTTTTATATTTTAATTATCTCTTTGGAGCTTGGTCTGTTGTTCAACCGACTAAAGATGACAGCTTAATTCAAGATACCAATTATCCAGAGTGTGCCAACGTTGCTTCAACTATTTCTCAGTATTTTAGTGATATTTTTGTTATCCTAAATCAAGGTCTAACTCCTCTTGGTGGCAGAGAAATTGATGCTCACAATTTAATTTTAGGAAATAAAGAATTAATTGCTGAAGTTGCTGTTGATAGAATGCTTACCAACTACCCTGGATTCCAGGTTCCTGGTGGCAATCAGAATTGTATTGATGATATTGTTGATGTATTGGAAGCAATTGCTTTCAACGTCAAGTATGGTGGTAACAATAAAGTTTATGAAGCTGGCGAAATTTACATTAGTGGTCAGCATGTAGAAGGGGAAGAAGATCAAGCTGTATTTGCCTTCTTACAAGCTAGAGATCTTGCTATTCAAGCAATGAGAAATGAGCCAATTACTATTACTGGCTCAACAAAAACTCAATTTATTGATCCTACTGTTGTAGAAGATCCTTCGTCTCCTGCTTGTGCTGACGTTGCTACTACAATTACAAGCTTAACTGCTATTATTACACAAGCGATTGGAACATCCACAATTCCAGGAACTCTTGTTGGTGTAACTAAAGTAATTCCTACTATTTCTTCTGTAACTAAGGTAGAACCAAATATTGACTTTGCTGGTCTTTCGAAGCGAGCAACATTATTCACTATTAACACAGGAAATGGAACTTCCAACCCACATCAATTTGAAACTGGAACTCCTGTTAGACTTGTACCTAAAGCAAAAGCAAACACTAATCCAGATAAGAGAGTTATTCGCCTACCAAAAGGTTTTAGCACCAATACCAAGTATTATGTAATTGCTCCTGGTAGATTTACTCAACCAGAAGATTACTCTGGCACTACTTATTTTGATGGTTCCGATCAAACCAAATTGATGCTTGCTGCTACTAAAGAAAATGCTGCTGCTGGTATCTTTATCTACTCCCCAGAAACAGATTCTGTAGATGCTGATGTAGAAATTGAAGTTCAAAGATATGTTCTTGATGATACTTATGATCTACACAAATACAGATGTAATATTGCTGGCGCTGGAGAAATCGAAACTGATGTAGCACACATCTTTGATATTCCTAGTGCTTCTGTAACTCCTCAATTAGTATTCTTCAGAATTGCCGAAGATATTCTTGGTTCTGATCTTCCTGAAATTGCTGGTGCTGGCACTATTGACACCCAAACTTATTTCTATGCCAGATTTGTTACTTCCAAAAAGTTCAGTATTCACACCACACATGCTGATGCTATTGCTGGTGTAAACTCAGTTTCTTTCGTTCCAGGCAGTGGTCAAAACTTCTATGTATTTGCTAACAAGCGTAACAGCCCATTAAGATTTGAAGTCGCTCCAGTAGATAATAATGGAGCTAACTTAAATGATAGTGGTTTGTGGTACTTACAAGTCAAGGATGAAACCTCTTCTAACCCAAATACACAGAGTATTCTTTATAGATTTAAGGATATTGCTGCTTATGGTCCAGGATCAGGCAAGATTAGAACTCTTGACACATGGTTTACTAGACTAAAAGATAGCAGAAAGCAAGAAGATAGAGTATACAGACTACGTTATGTAATTCCTAAGTATCTTGAAACTGTAAGAGATCCTCTAAACGGTTTCGTTCTTAAAGTTCGTACAGACGACAAGAGACGTTTAGTACCTCAGAAGTTTATTCTGAAGCCAATTGGTGGCGCTCCATCTGTTGCTAGATTTGATAATCCAGAGCAAATTGGTGAAAGAATTGGTTATACAAAAACCGAACTCTTAGAAAATTTTGGTATCTCTGCTCCAACTTACGATCCATATCTATCACCAAAGGTTGTTGGTAGCGAAAGAACACAGAGTAAGATTGCTTTCTCTATTCAATCAGCTAGAAAAATTGAAGATATTGACAGCGAAAATGAAATTATTGAATACCTTGAAATAGTAGCTTTTGATCATGCTATCACTAATGAAGGTCTCAAAAATGAGATTTTTAGTGTAGTTGAAGTCAACTTCCCTCAGGGTGGTACGTTCAGCGTCAACAATGTCGGTGCTGGAGCTTCTAACTTAGTAGCTTGGGATGGATTCTCTAGAGGAACTGGTTATATTCAAGGATATTTTGAAGAAAATGGCAAGTATTACTTAGTTCTTAAAAACATTACTGGAGAACTTAAGTACAATAATATTGTCAATACTAGATTTACTCAAGGATCTGTATTTGCTGATTTACAATCTAAACCAAATAGTGTTGGTGATCCTAACGGAAAAGATAAGTCAGACAGAAGAGATTACCTCTACAGAATTGAAGGAGCTAACGTTTATACTTTAGTTCCTGGCGATATTATTACTGACGATGCTAATAATCAGTATAGAGTTGAGGAAGTTCGTGATGTAGGTAATCTGGAAGATACTTTCTACATTTTCGATATTGACACTATTCAGGAAAGAATTGCTGGACAACAAGATGGTATTTACTACCTAACTTGCCTCCGTGGCAACATTTCTCCATTCCCAACTGGAGCTGGTGTTGGTACAAACTTCAGAAACTTCAAGTTCTCCCAGCCAATTTCTCAGCTATATCCATTAAATTACAAGAACGATCCTGTATGGTTCAAGCAAATTAATTCTGTATTAAATGATCCTCCAGCTTCTATTTCGGCAGCTGATAATTATATCCATGGTTTGGTTACAATTAATGATGCTAAAAACAGTGAGACCAAAGAATTAGTACAAGACTTAATTCAACAGCCTGCTCTAAACACATATAATTTTATAAGAGCTGAACAATTAACTTCTCCTACATTAAATCCTGTTGGCGGATCAAACATTCTTGAAGCACAAGAAGGTAATGCTACTTCAGGTTCCGAAGATAGATATATTCCTATTGCTGGAGATTCTGATTTCCCAACTGAAGGAAAACTCTATGTAGAACTTCGTCGTCCATCGATTGCTCGTTCTGGAAACCATACTTTCGAATATCTTGGCTTCGGTCCTGGTAACTACTCAACTGGCTTCCCATTACGTCAGGAAGTGGTTCTTGCCGATGTTCAAGACTTCTACGCTCAATCCAAAAGAGAAGATGGTGGTATCGTATTCTATACTGGTCTAAACTCTAATGGCGATCTTTACATTGGTAACAGAAAAGTCAACGCTATTACTGGCGAAGAAACATTCTTGGAAAGAGCAGTTCTCGAAGAATCTGCTGATGATGGTGGAGATGATCTCGGTGGTCTCGTAACAACATTTGATACTCCTGTTACTTTCAACGATAGAATTACCGTAGAAGGTAATGCCAACTTTAATAATCCTGTTGAAATTAGTGTAGCTGCTGACGAAGGAACGCCATTAAGAGTCTTTAGCGTTGTTGATGCTGATCTTGGAGATGATGTTACCCTTGGAAGACAGCAGTTCCCACAATCTAATGATGGTGATATTACTCTAGGTAAGAACAGAATCAATGCTGCTGTATATGGTATCACTCCAAGACAACTCCTTGGAGTAGCTGGACAAGGATATTCGATTAGAACTCATTTCACCAATGGTTTAGGACCATCAAATATCACTCCAGATCAAACTGGTAAGTTTGGATCTTTACAGATTGTATCTTATAGCACAACTCAAAATCCAAAGCCTGGTGATATTCTATTAAAAGGTAGTGAAGTAGGACGTTCTGGATCTCTTGGCTGGGTTTATGCTAACTATTACACTGAAATTGCTGATTCCAGCATTCAGACCATAGTAAGTGATGGCATCAGACTAGAAATTCAATGGGCTCCTGGAATAACAAATGCTAATGTTAATGTTGTTGCTGGCTCTCAACTAAGAATTACTAATTTTGGCGCTAACCCAAATCTTAACGGTATTTGGACTGTAATTTCTAATGGATTCGATCCAGATGGCACATCGTGTGAGATTCAAATTGTAGCAACTCCTGCTGTTGGAGTTCTATACACTTGGTCTACAGTACCTGGAGCCAAGATGGAAGTTGGTCGCTCCAATTGGAAAGAAACTGGTGTTCTTGGAGCGGAAGCACTAAGAACAGAAACAGAAATCTGGGGCGATTATAAGCTAGGAATTAACACTCTTTCTAGAGCGTCTGATCTCGCTTATCTAAATGGTTTTGTACAAACTCAAACAACTCCAAGAGCAAATCTTGACGTTGTTGGTGATGCTTTTATCAGTGGTACGAATACTTCAATCACTGTATCAAATACAGGTAATCAAACTAAGACTACTACTAAACTCGATAATGCTTTCTTAGTTGGTGGAAACAGCGCCACACCAAATCAGGCAGCAACACTAAGAGTTGCAACTATTGACATTCCAGCTGGAAGCAGAGCAACAACTACTTATAGAGATGGTGGAAGATTTGGTATCAACACCACAATCAATATAAATGCTTCTACTGATCTTGATAGAAACTTAGTTGTAGTTGGTGATGGTAGAATTACAGGAAATCTGTTAATTCAAGATGACATCAGTGTTGATGGTGGTGATATTAATACCACAAATAATGTATTTAATTTTATTAACAACAATGCTACTGTACTAAACATTGCTGGTGATGGAGAAATTTTCAGCATTGGTAACAATGCCGATGGTTCACAAAACCTCAACATTGGTAATAATGCTTCGACTCAAGTAATTGAGATTGGCGGTAAAGCGACAATTACTAGATTAGGTATTCACAAGAATTCACTAGATGCTAGCGTTGATATTGCTTCTGTAAATGATAGTGCTGCTAACAAAGCAAATATCGTTATTGGTGGTGCTTGGGGAAACTTAAACAGCCAAACAACAATCGGTACATTCCAAACTAAGATTGCTGGTCAACTTGAAATCGGTACTAAGTATGCTCCAGGAACAAGCACTGCTAGATTGTTCACCCAAGCAAGAACATTAAATCTATTTGATGGAGACCAAACAACTACAATCAACTTTGGTCCAAATGCTACCAAGATGTCAATTGGTTCTGTTGGTGGTAATACCTACATCAGAAACACTCTTAATGTTGATGCTAGCACAATTCTTAATTCTGAATTAAGATTATCTGGTGGTCTTAAGTCTGGTATCATTGAAATTCAAAGAGGAAGATTCTCCACAACTCCAGCAGCTCACGTTGTTGGTAGTCTAGAAAATCCAAACATCGACTTCTATAGATATGAAACTCTAGGAAGAAGAATTGATACTGCTGGTGAAACTTTATGGGGTGGTCCAGAGTTCTTAATTGCTGGTGGTCAAATTGCTGGAATTGATAACGTTGGTGCTGTCGATCCAGATAGACTGCCAGGAACATATACTTTCATTACTCCAACTGGAGGAACTGGAAGTGGTGCTACTTTCAATATTACTATCACAATTGTTGGAGAAATTAGCATTGAACTAGTCAGTGCTGGTAGTGGATATAGTGATAATGATATCTTAACTGTTACTGATAATTTACTAGGTGGTGGAGGAGCTGCTGATCTTACTTTCCAAGTAAATGGAGTAAATGCTGCTGGTTCTAACTTCTATCTACCAATTTCCACCCCAGCTACAACTGATTTTGCTATTGGTGATCTTCTACTAATTGATAGAGGAAATGCTGTTACTCCAGATTCTGTTGGTGATGGAAGTGGTGGTCAAATTACTGGATTGAGAAATCAAGCTAATAGTGAGATTGTTCGTGTTGTTGGTCTAACAAACGTTAGCAATCCTTCTGATCCAAATGGTTATAGAATTGAAGTTGTACGTGCTCAAGAAGGTACTCAGGCAAGAACAGATCACCCAGATAGCTGTGTAATTGCTAAGCTTAATAAGCAAGCTAATGCTAGCTTTATTACTGGATCTGACCTTGATGGTAACGGTGTATTAGAATTCCCACCAAACGGAATTACAGCAAATGGAAATAATGTAAACATTGGTGTTGCTGAATTTGGTGGAGTAATTACAACTAATGATTACTTCCGCTTGAGTGATTCAGAAATTGTTAAAGTTGCCCAAGTTGTTAGCACCGAAATTCAATCATTAATTATTACTGATGGTGGTGTACCAGAATCCGAAGTATTTAAAGTTGAATCTACAACTGGTAATACTAAGCTACTAGGAAATCTATCTGTTGGTTTTGGATTCAATAAGTTAACGGTAGATGGAAGCACTGGCAATACTAATATTGCTGGAACTCTTACCTCTAATGGCACCCTAACTCTTCGTGGTTCTACCGTAGTCAATAACCAGTTCTTTACCATCACTAATGGTGGAGCCACTGGAACCCCTGAAAGAACTACTTTACAAGTTGATACTGCTACTGGTAACTTAACTCTAAATGGTGGTTCAATTAATATCTATGGTACTGATGGAACTACGCCAAGACTTACCTTCAATAATTCTTCTGGTGATTTCACAACTTATGGTTCATTCTCTGCTCTTGGCACAGGAACCAGCACATTTGGCGGTGGCATTCTTGTACAAGGTGATGCTACTATCAACGGTGGAGATCTAACTGTAAATACTGGTGGAGCGTTATCATTCAAGGTAAGCAATGATAAATCAGTTACTTTAGCTGGCATTCCTTACTTCTTCAACCAAAATGGTGGTAGAAAGTGGGTATATAGCGACGAAAGTGTAATTGAAGCTACATCAAATGTTAACATTTTTGTCAATGCTCTAAGCAATACTTTAGTTAAACTACCAAGCAATCCTAGAATGGGTGATATGATTAGAATTGTTGATGTTGGTGGAAACCTTAACAACATTACCAGCCTTGTTGTTAGAGCCCCAGATGGCATTCGTGTACAAGGAACGTTAACAAATACAGCAAGAACGCTTCTTACTGGAGTTGGCTCTTCAACTACCTTTATAAATTATAATGGAGGCGAATTAGTTGTACAGACTCCATTTGCTGGATTTGCCTTGGTTTACCTATCCCAAGCTAATCCAGATGGAACGGCTGGCGGTCCTTCATCTAAGGTAGGTTGGTATTTAACCGAAGTATAATATGGCTTTTTATCAGCAGACAAGAACAGCTAAAGCTGCCGCTATCGGCACAATCATGCCTTGGACTGGGGGTGTTTCCAACATTCCCAAAGGCTGGATTCTTTGTGATGGAACTCCAATATCAGCAGCAAGTTATCCACTTTTGTCTAGAGCAATTGGGGATACTTATAATAATGGTCCATCATCATTTGCAGGAAGTTTTCCGAATTATTCTGGTAATATAGTTCTTCCTAATTTAACTAATAAAACTCTTATTGATATAGAAACTTCTTATTTTGGAGCGGGAGGAACTGGAGAAACACAAGATCTAGATCCAAAAGCTGCTGCTGCTGTTACGCCATTAATTGGTCCCAATACAGACAATGGCGTTAAAACAATTTATAACGATATTACTACTGATGTCGTATTTACTCTTAATGATAGATCAGGATATTCTGGAAGAGCTTCTGGTAATACTATCGGTGGAGGCGAAGGAATAAGTAAAACTGTATATATTAGTCCAAGAAAATTGGGTAGAGATCATATCAAACCACATAATCATCCTGGAAGATACGAATCTATTAGCTATACTAATCCTCAAAGACCTGGAGCTGGAGTAATTCCTTATGCTTCATTTGCATATCAATTTTATTCATATATTGACTACGATGACGGAGATATTTTGTATGGAGGTTCTTCTGACACTGAAACTGGAGTTTCTATTGGTATAAGAGATCCTCAAACAAGAGGTGCTGAAAATGGATTTGGAACAGGAAGTCCTGGAAGAGTTGTTGCTGGAATAAATGCAGAAAATCCTCCAATTAATTACACCCCATTTAATGTAAAATTAAGCCCAATACAGGCATTTATGACTGATCCTAGAGTAGATCAAGCTACTCCTATACCATATGGTTTACAGGGCGTTAGTCTTAATTTGCCAGCGGGAGCAAAAAATTATTATCCCGATATTACTAATTCTATTACCCAAGCAAACACGTTTGATACATTACTTACCCCAGCAGCCTTTGATTTTAATCAAATAACTCAAAGTCCTGGTACAAATGATGTAATACTACCTCACGTTCATGATGAATTTGACGTAGAATTTGTTAGAGGAACTTTAAGACCAAATACTACGCTTACTGTTAATGTGGAAGCTCCTAATGCTAATTTAAGTCTAGATAATCAATCTAATCAAGCAGCTTTACAGATTAACTTTAATACATCACAGCCAGGATTAACTTGTATATACATCATCAGGGCATACTAAAATGGCAAATTACGCTAGAGAAAGATCTAAATTTGGTGGTTATGTTGGATCCATACAAATTCACACTAGTGCTGGATTAGGATCTGATCCATCTTCTGCTGTATTTAATGATATTTTGCCAGCGGGATTTTTACGATGTGATGGTAGTATTTTAGAAGCACGAGATTATCTATCTTTGTCACAAATTCTTGGAGTTGGAGATGGATCCAGATTTGCTAAAGAAGGGGCACTACTTAGAAATGCTGACTCAACCACAGGAGATTTAGGAACATTCCAATTACCAGATTTGGGATCTAAGGTTATTGTACCCAGTAGAGGATCAGGTGATTATGTTAATGGTACTGTAGATACTACTGGCGAACCTAGAGTTGGACCAGAAATATCTGCTTTCAGTAATGTAGGAAATAGAATTGAAATAGGATATATTGGCAATTTTAGAGGTCAAGCTCAAACAAATATTGATTTGAATTCTAATTCTACATACGATATGCCAAGAAATAGTGCTTCTGCTGCTTTAGATATTAATAATTTTCAGGGTCACGCTCATAATTCCACAGCAATATATTTAAATTATACTACAAATCATGCTGCTGGAGAACCAGCTGGCGCTGTTGGATCTGGTAAAGATAATGGAGAACTTAGTGGAAATAGTGGAGCTGGTATGTATCTTGACATCACTCAAACAAATACAACAGCTGAATCAATACACTCTCATAGATTAAGTAAACCAGCAATTTATACTCATAATTTTAGATATTCTTTCGGAAATTTTGATATTCCAGCAGATCAGGTATCATCATATGTTGATGTTGATTTTAGTAGAGATAGAAAACTAGATACGGCTGTTACTCCATTCATCTTGGTTGAGTACATCATTAAATACTGATCATGGCAATAATTTGGAATACTAGAGATAATTCTGGCGGTTTTGGTGGTTACACTAATGGGGCATGGAGTTCTTTCATGAACACTTATGCCGTTAGATTTACTTCGGCAACTACTGGGACTGGAAGTGCTTATAATGGCAGCACATTTAATAGAAGTTATTCTGTTTATTTTCCAAATTCAGGAAATTATACAATTACGGCTGCAGCAGATGATAGCGGTACTTTAAATGTTGGTGGAGTAAATTGTTCTGTAGCTGGATTTAGTGGGTCTTCATCTACCACTAGATTTTATAATAGAGGCACCTATACTGTTTCGCTATCAGTTTATAATCAACCAAATGGAAATGTTTTTACATCAAATCCTTATGGTATTGCAATAACTATCGATGCTCCACCTCCACCTCCAGCACCATCTATATCATTTTCCGTATCACCGACATCATTTTGTAGTGGTTCTTCTGCTACATTATCTTGGTCTGTTTCTGGAATAGTAAGTAGTGTTTCAATTGATCAGGGAATAGGATCTGTAGGAACTTCTGGATCTAGAACAGTTTCTCCTTCTAGTTCTACTACATATACTTTAACAGCTTCTGGGGAAGGAGGATCATCATCTGCTACAGCCACATTAATAGTAAAGCAACCATCTAATACAAATTTAACTACAGATTCTTCTTCAATTATTAGGGGGCAATCTACTACATTGAGATGGGTTACTGGTGGAGATTCTACAGCAGCATCAATTTCTCCAGGAATAGGATCCGTAAATATTAATGGATTAACCACAATTTCTCCAACAGAAACTACAACATACGAAATATATGTTGATGGAGTATGTAATGATGCTTACGATTCTGTAACTTTAGTGGTATATCAACCTCCTACAGTTGATTTGTCTGGTCCAGAAACATTAAATTATAATCAACAGGGTACATTGACTTATGAAAGTACTTATGCTGATATTAAGCTAGAAATAATACCATCTTACACATACAAAACTGGTACTGTTCTTGGTGATGTGATTTCTTTGCCAGCAGGAAATCCATCGAACGGAACTTTACAAACACAAATACCATATAATGATAATGGACCATTTTCAGTGTCATACATTATTGTTGCTATGGGAAATGGTGGTCAAGAATCTAAACAAATTACAATACCAATTAATGTAGACGAAACTCCAGAAAATTTCTTAGTACCAGAATCTGAAGATCTGTTTAAAGATCAACAACCAATTTATACGCCAAATGTTTCATTAACATCATATGAAATTATTATAGATGATATAGATGTGCCAGTAGAAATTAAAGCTGATAAACCAATATTAATTGAAGTAAATAATGATGACTCTTGGAAACAAATTAGGGAACTCTAATAATGCCAATTAATTTAACAATATATTCTTCACAACAAGTTACAATACCAGAAGATGCTGCTAATCTAAGCTTGAAATTATATGGTGGTGGCGGAGGAGGTGAATTTGTTGAGCAATATACTCTTGTGTCTACTGCTGGCACCAATGGAGGAACATCTTCTTTTATTGGTTTGAATGCTAATGGTGGTCAGGGAGGTGGTATTGGAGGAAAAAACCAGGGAGGAGCTGGCGGTTCGGCAAGTGAATCTTTTGCTTGGAGTTCTCTTGGATCTTCTGTTAACATAGTTAATGGATCAAGTGGTCAATTATCATCTGGAGGAACTGGAGGAACTATTTCTGGTTATTCTTCTGTTAATGGTGGATATGGAACTCCTCTTCAAGTTAGTTATACATCTAATGTTTACCATATTTTTAATGACGATACTGATACACATATAGTTACTCAAAGCAGTCCAGATATTTACGTTGGATTTGAATCACAATATGCTCCAGGCGCTCCTTGTAATACTAGTCTTGCTTATAAGCATTATAGTGTTAATTTTGTTGCTCCTTATGATGATGCCAATTACAGCATAAATGTTTTTAGTGTTTGTCAACAGGCTGCTGCTGGCGGTACTGCTGGTCCCTTTTATGTTTATGGTATAGATTATAAAACCAGATTTGGATTTAGAATTTGGTTTTGTAGGGCAGGAAATAATAGCTATGTTAGATGTTTTTCATTCACCACAACGGGAAATAGAACACCTTTAGTTGGAAGAGGTGGGGGAGGGGCTGGATTTATTGAAGCAAATATAACTAGAGCACAGCTTGTTCAAAGTAGTACATATAGACCAGGAACTTCACATCAATTAACTATTGGCTCTGGTGGCTCTCGGGGAGGAGCTACAGCAGATAACGGACAGAGTGGGAAAGCATTTTTAACAATACTTCTGGAACCAAGAATTTCTGTATCTATTGATGATACTTCTGTTATTAAGGGTGGATGTAGTACATTAAGATGGTCTGTCACGGGAGATGTTGGTCAAGTAACAATTTCTCCTGGTATTGGATCGGTTAATATTAGTGGTCAGCGTCAAATATGTCCAGAAGAAACAATAACATATACTATTACGGCATCTGGATTGGGTGGTACAGATACAAAAGAAGTTACATTAATTGTATATCAACCCCCTACTTTACAAATATCAGGACCACAATCCCTTAATTATGGTCAGCAAGGAGTGATAACTTACGAAGCTACTAATGTTGATATTAGCTTTACTGTGGAACCAGTTTATAGCTACAAAAATGGAGATGTATCTGGATCTATGTTTAATACTAATTTACCTTTGGGTGCTAGTTTATCCAATTCTTATCAAACAAATATACCATATAATGATTATGGTCCATATAGTGTAAGTTATACAATAACAGCAACTGGCAATGGCGGTCAAGAAACAAGGCAAATCATAATACCAATTAATATTGATGAAACACCAGATAATTTTTTAATTCCAGAAACGGAAGAAGCTTATAAATCACAAGATCCAGTTGTCACACCAGATCAAACAATATTGTCATATGAAATAGTTGTTGATGGTGTAGATATTCCTGTTGAAGTGAAAGCCGACAAGCCAATTTTAGTTGAAATTAATAATGATGATAATTGGGATCAAATTAGGAGTATATAATAATGGCATTTAATCTTTCCTGGAATACTACACAATCTGGATTAGTTGCTGGAGCTGGTGGATGGGTAATTTCTGATCAAGGAAGAACTATTAGATTTAACGTACAAAATTCTGCTAATTGTGGTGGATCCAATTCAGGAACTCAGTCTGGAGTAGCTACAGCAACAATTTCTACTACAGAAAGGGTTCTTTTGGGTGTTAATTTGACGGGTCAGGGAGAACTTCAGGATAGTGGATTTGAAAGAATGACTCTGACCTTGAACGGACAACAAATTAAAACTGCTACTTCTCAAGATCAGAATCAGGGATGTGCTACTGGTCCTGTTATTCAAACAGAAATTAGACCGTCTCCTTATTTTTTGGAAAAAGGTTCTGTAAACACATTTAGATTAGATTTTACTACGGCAGATGGTTTGTTTCATGTTAATGCTTTTTATGAATGTATTTTAACATTTATTGTATTGTATGATCCTCCATCTATTACATTTTCTGGCTCTCCTACAGCAATAGTACGAGGACAAACTTCTACGTTGTCGTGGAATGTAACTGGCGTTATTGACAGTATTAATATTAATCAGGGGATTGGAGCTGTTAATTCTTCTGGTAGTATAGTTGTAAGTCCTCAAAGCACTACCACATATACTTTATCGGCATCTGGTCCTGGAGGAACAACTTCTGCTATAGTTACAATTACCGTATATGTTCCGCCATCGACAACGCTATTTTTGGACAACACCAGCATTATTCGAGGACAATGTACTGTTTTAAGATGGGTAACTACAGGAGATGCTACTTCGGCAACTGTAACTCCAGGTATTGGTTCTGTTAATATCAATGGATTTACTCAAATATGTCCAACAGAAACAACAACATATAATATCTTTGTCACTGGACTAGGTGGATCTGATTCTGATTCTATAACTTTGACTGTTTATCAACCACCAACGGTTGAGCTAAGTGGTCCAGAATCATTAAATTATGGTCAAAATGGCAATTTATCATATACTGCTACCAATACAGATATTTCATTAATTTTAACTCCAACTTATAATTATAGGGGTAGTACTGTAATTGGAACTGCTGTTAATTTACCAACTGGTTCTTCAGTAAATGGGTTGGTAACAACTGTGATTCCTTACACTGATTTTGGACCATTTAGTGTTACTTACACGATTGTTGCTACAGGAAATGGGGGGCAAGAAACTAAGCAAATAATTATCCCTATAAATATTGATGAAACCCCCGACAACTTTTTAGTACCAGAATCTGAAGATCTATTCAAAGATCAGGAGCCAATTTACACTCCCGACGAAGCAATAACAAGTTATAAAATTGTACTTGGAGATATTGATATACCTGTGGAAATAAAAGCAGATAAACCTATTTTAGTTGAAATAAATGAAACAGATAGCTGGGATCAATTAAGGAGAATATAGTAGATGGCATATCAATTTTCCGATACTCCGCTTTTTGTAAGAGAAGGCGATATTATACAATTTCAGTATAAAGCTCCTGACACTTGGGATACTACAGAAACAGTTACTATTCAGGTAGGTCTCCTAACTCAATTCTGGTTTATCACGACAATACCAGAAGATTTTGAACCAGATCCATTCCCCTTACAGCCAGTAAATAATGCTGAATTAGATACTGTTTATACGTATGGAGATGGAACCAGACCAGGAGAAAATATTATTGTTGTTTCTGGATTAACACCAACAACCGTAGTTCCTGTATCCATTTCAGCAAATGATTTTCCTGATATCAACAGATATTCTGTGAGTATTAATGGTGGTCCTTTTGTATTACTGCCACAAAATACCACTGTACAAAATGGAGATACAATTCAATTAAGAGGGAGAACATTTGATTCTCCAGCACAAACTCTTAGAATTAGTATAACTGTTGGATTAGCTCAAGAAACATGGGAATTAACTACAAAACAAACACCAATCAATAAACCAAATCCAGCTCCAGTATTTACACCATTGACTGGTCTTCCTTTAAATTCTCCAGCATACAGTAATATAGTTGTGGTTCAAGGACTAACTGCTCCTGGTCAAGTTAGTGCTGGTTTTGGCACTTTAGTTGGAGTTTCTAGCACAAATACAACACAAACAAATGCTGAAGGCTATGATGTTCTATCTGGTGTAACTTTTGCTTCTTCAGCAAATATTTCTAATGGTCAATATTTACAATTATTGGCAACAACACCAACAAATCCCAATACACAATTGCCAATTGCTGTTGATATTGCTGAAGGAATTGGTGTTAGTACGTGGACGATTGAAACAGGAGCAGCATTATCTACAACTCCTACCAATTTTAGTTTTCCAAACATAACCAATGTAGCTCCAGGAGTAACTGTACAATCTCAAACTAGACCTGTGGGTGGAATTGGTGGATTGAGTGCTGGCGTTTCTGTTCCAGTTGAATTAGTTTCAACTAGTGGCACAGAACCAAGAATTAGAATTAACGATGGATCTATTGGAATATTTCCTACTACAGTACGAAATGGTGATGTTATCACACTATACAATAAATCATCAGAAACTTTTGGTGGTAATGTAGAAACCTCAATTAAAGTCGGAACAAGAATTATTACTACGTGGAGTATTGATACATATTTAACTCCAGATTCTACACCATCATTTACTGCTCCTCCTAACCTAACAAATAGAGTACCAGATACATTTATTTCTAGTGCTGTCGTAGGTCTAACAGATTTTAATGTTCCAATTACCATTAATGCTACTAATGGAGCACTAATTTCTATTGATTATGATACTCCTGTTGCTGGTCCAAGAACTTTTGATCCACTCGTAAACCAGTTAATTTTCTTAGTTTTAAAAACACCAAACGCTTTAAGTGCTAGTTCAAGCACCACAGTAACTATTGGAGATGCTACTCCATTTACATGGTCAGTAACAACATATGCTGTTGCTCCACCTCCGCCATCAAACCTTGGTACTTGGTATAGTATTAAAACTAAAAAGTATGATGGTCTTTCAATTGGAACTGTTGTTCAGGTATTAAAAGAAAATGTTGTTGATGAATATGGAGATATTGAAGAAAGATTCCCTGGATTCTTGGAATGTGATGGGTCTTCTTATGCTGTTGCTCAATATCCAGATCTATGGAATGTAATTGGAAATACTTATGGAGGTAGTGGAGATTATGATGAGACTACTTTTACATATAGTGGTACATTTAATGTTCCTGATTACAGAAATAAAAAAATATGTGGTATTGGAGCACTAGATGCTAATTTTGGTGGTTCTCCTTTCTTACCTGTTGACTCTGGTAGCATCAATCAAGTTGGATCTACTGGCGGATATTGGTATATTGATAGATCTGGTATTGCTGGTCCGTTGCCTTTGGAGCAGGTATATACTGGTGGAACAGAAAGTCCATTCTTTAGTTTAGGAACAGTTAAAACGATTGGTACTGAACAACTTACTGGAGAATTGACATTTAATATTACTGGATCAATTAATGCTATTCTTGGTCCAGTTGGCGAAACTAGTGTAAATGTTCCAGCACATGATCACGTTTATTGGTCTTCTACTGTAGAGTCTGATGCTGGAGAACCATTAATTCCTTGGGGGAATAGAGCTATGTATGGCTTTAGTGGTTCCGCAAGTTCTTATAGCGGTAGAGGAGTTGCTGACTCTGCTGGACAATCTTCGGTTATTTCTCAGTTTAGATCTATTGCTGGTTCAACTTTTATTTCTGAAGTACAAAAAACTGGTCTTCAATTTGATAGTATACTTCCCCTTGATTCCAGTGAGTTGATTCAATTTGGTAACTGGTGGGCTAGCCCAATTTCTACATTACAAAATCTTGCTGGCAGTAGACTATATGATACTGGATCAGCTGCTGCTAACGATGCTGGTGTTATTGATACACAAGCATCAACGATGAGAATCGCCCCATATGCTTCCCCAGGAACATTAAAAACACACTCACACCTCATGAGTCTTGATGCTGCCACTAATCCACAGACTGACTTTACTTATGGTAATCTTAATGGTGTGGGAACTAAGTATGCTGGATCTCTCCCCTCAGCAAATACTTCTCTAGAAGTTACTTTTAATCAAAGCGAACTTCTTCTTGAATTGAACCCAGCTACATTTACTTTTAACTCTAGTATTAAACCAATTCCTGTGGTAGAATTACAACCAACAAAGACTGTTCCTCTCGTAACACCGTTCCACAAAGTAAAATATATAATAAAGGCATACTAAAATATTATGACTATACAACCATACAGACCTCTCGAATTGATGAGAGATCCAAAGCTGACTAAATTTGAATTAACAGATTTTATCGGTGTCTGGGAAAATTTTGTTCCAGCAAATTTTTGTGATCAACTCATTCAATTTTTTGAACATACTATTAATAATACAGCAGATTATATTGAACCATCTAGTCCAGTACCAGAAAAACAATCAGAAGCGTTGGTATTAAACGGCGATGTTCAATATAGAGGTAATTTAAATAGAAAAGATACTTCTATTCTATTAAATTATACAAACGATACTTACAGTTATCAAGTAAATCAATTTTTAAAATCATGTGTTTTACATTATATTGATAATTTTTCTCAATTAAGTAAACTTGCTATGATTTCTTCTGATATTAAATTTCAGAAGACTGAACCAGAAGGTGGATATCATTTGTGGCATTATGAAAATTCTGCTCCCGACTATGCTGCCAGGGAATTAACTTGGATGATTTATTTAAATGATGTTCCTGACGGAGAAGGAGAAACAGAATTTTTATATCAGCGTAGAAGAATTAAACCAACCAGAGGAACTGTAGTCATCTTTCCTGCTGGTATGACTCATGTACACAAAGGAAATACAATATTTACGACGAATAAATACATTTTGACGGGATGGTATATAAAAACTGCTAGAGTTTAAATATGGAACAACAAATGTTAAAACCAAATATTGAGATTGATTTTCTCAATAAGTATATTTTTACTCCATCAGATGATTTAACGTCTGCTGTTGCTAGTGTCAAAACCATCGACGAAAATTTACTGGTAAAATTCTTTGATAATATTGATCCATTTTGGCATACTGAAAATGATCAACTTCAGTATTTTATTAAATATAACAATGGAGAATATTTTTGTCAGAGAAGAAAATTAAAATATGATTTTGCCAGCAAAACAAATTATTGGCAAACATACAACCTAAAAAATGTTCCTCAAGATAAAATTGATCAATTAGTTGAAAGAATTGAAGCATTTATTATTCTTAATGCTGATGTTAAAAAGTTTTTAGCTATCAGTGAAGTAAAAGAAGTTGGGCAAGAATCTCTTTTCTATGAAAGAAGATTGCTAAAAAAGATTGCTGAGAAAAATTCTATGTTGGCAACATCTGATTGGAGAGTTCTTCCCGACGTAGTTGATACTTATCCAGGCGAAAAAGACATGTGGATGAAGTGGAGAAATACTCTTCGCCAAGAAGTAATTCAAAGACCAGAAAATTTTGAAAATCCACTAGAATTTCTAAAGTATCTGTATGATTTAAAATATCCAGTTGATCCAAAACTATATTTTAAAATGTATCCAGAAGGAAAAGATGAAGAAGGCAACGAAGTAGAATATCTTTCAACCCCAGAACAATGGGTTAAATATGATGTTGAAGCATCTACTGATTTTATTAGTGCTAATGCTGTTAGAGCATTGAATTACACTAAAGGTTACATTGAAGCTAGAATTAGAGTTAAGAAAAATATTCTTAATATTCTTAAAGAATTTGATGTTAGTGACATCTATCCAGAATATGATATTGATAAATTTGAAGAGGAAACTGAGGGATGATTTTAGAAATTGAATTATTACAAGATCATGATATTACAACAATTCAATCTATTTTAAATACAGCAACATATAAACCAGGAAAACTCTCCACTGGAGAAAACACTGACGTTAAAGTATCTGCTGTGGTTGATCAAAATACTTTAGAGTACAAAAAAGTATACGAAATTTTATCTAGAGCAATCTCTAACAATATTACTTTTTCTTCTTTATTATCAACTAAAAAAATAACACCACCTGTCATCGTAAACTACGAAACGGGTGGTTTTTATGATTGGCATATTGATGAAATAGAAATAGGTAGTGTTTTAACTCACTACAGTATGACAATATTTTTAAATAATCCAGATGAATATGATGGTGGCGAATTAATTTTAATTAGAGATGGCAAAGAAGAACAATACAAATTACAGGCAGGAAAAGCCCTGATATATTCTACTGGAATGTTACATAAAGTTGCTCCTGTTAAAACAGGAAACCGATTAGTTTCTATTTCATGGCTGGAATCATTAGTCAAAGACGAATTTATTAGAAACTGTATATTCGATCTAGGTAAAATCAACAAAGAACTTTTGAATGATAAAGTAGATAATACCAAAGTATTGAGTTTAGAACAACTTAGAATTAATATGTTGAGGCAGTATGGAAACTTTTAGTAGAGATGAAATTGTATCTTATCAAAATATTTTTTCCGTAGAAGACTATTGGAAAATAATGGACTATGTGAATAGACCTCAATGGGCGTTTGGACATGGTTCTAATAATTCTAAACCAACCACACCATTTTGGGTTATGAATTTAAATGATGAACCATTCTTTACAGACTATCTACTAAATATTATACAAGAAAAAACAAATAAAACGTTTGATCTAGAACGAGTATATGCTAATGGGCATATGTTCGGAACTCAAGGAGAACCTCATCAAGATGGGTATTCCGAAAATGCTAGGACATTTTTATTTTATGCCGTAAAAAATTGGAGAGTTGATTGGTCTGGCAAAACTGTTTATATATTAAATAAAAATGAGCAGCATTATGAATTGCCAGAACCAAACAAAGGAGTTCTTTTCCCAGGTAGAATGTTTCATTATGCTGAACAAACAACTAGAAAGTTTACTGATCTTAGAGTCACTATAGCTTGGAAATTATACTTAAAGGAGTAAAATGATAATTTCAAAATACAACTGTATTTACTTTGATGACATGGTAGCTAAGTATGTTACCATGCTTAATAAGCCAGTAATTTTTATTAGATCCTACGGGTGGAATAATAGCGCCGACGAACAAAAAATTCAGCAGTCAAAAGAGATATACAAAAATTCACTACCATTAGATGTATACACAACAATGGATCAATGTGAATTTTCTGTAATTGAAATTGATGATGTCGAAGAAGCAATTGAATTTTGTGAAGATAGTTTCCCAGAATCAGCCGAAAAATGTGATCCAGAACTTTATGTATACTATAAAGTTTTTAATGCCCAAGGACAAGTTGTAGCAAGTAACTAAAATGTTTTCTGATAAATTTACTGAAATAAACAACTATAGTTTAGTTCATAAAAAATATTTGGATACTTCTTCAATAATGCCTTGGAGATATACTTCTGTGTTTGATAGTAATTACAAACCAGAAATCAGTGAAGAAGTTAAGAATAAATTTCAATTATTTTTTTATTACAGATTACAATATGCTGCTGAAATTTTAGAAGATGATAAAAAATATCTAGAAATAACTCACCGAGACAATATTATTAAAGAATATAGAGCAATCAATCCAATCAAATTGCCTTTTTTCATTGATTCTGGTGAATGGAATCATTTTATTCATACATTAGAAATTTCTAATTTAGACCTTTGTAGACAAAGAATATTTGATTATGTTGGTGATGCTGTTGTGGCGGCTGGTATCAATTCAGTAACATATGATCCTGATTGTAATGCCACTGGACTCTACTTTCAACATGATCCTTCAATTATGTTGAACCATTCCGAATTATCAAATAAACTTTGTGTTGCTTCGACCAAAATCAATAATGTAATGCCAACTGTATACATTAATTCCACAAATAATCAAATCAGTTATAATATAGCTTTACAGTATACCGTGAGATCATTTAGATATGGTAGAATTTCTGGGAAAACTATGTTTGATTCTTCTGAATGTATACCAATTAGAATAAAAAATCAGCCACAAACTGACATAGTAGTAAATGTTTTACTAGATAATGGATTAATTGACAATGAAATGGTAGCTTACATGAAAGAAGTTATACCAGAAGAGACTAAATTAGAATTCGAATATTCAATTGATGGTGATGGAAATTTGATTGATATTATTGCCAAAAACATTGTAATTGAAGAATTTGAAAATGTTTCTGAAAAACAAAATCATCCAATGTACGATATATTTGAGAAAAGAAATTTAGTTTGAATATACTGTGCCAAATATAATACTGGCACAGGGGGCTTGACGCTCCCATCTTTTTGTGTCATACTATCTTCATTGAATTCATTTGCCATGAAACTCCGCCCCCAACAAGAGCAGAGTCTTGCTGCCATGAAAAAGCACCAGTTTGGGCAGATCATCGCTCCCACTGGTGCTGGCAAAACTCTCATTATGATTTATGATGCTATTCGTCGTATGAACGAATCTAGCACCCCCCTTACTATTGTTGTTTGTGCCCCTCGTATCCTTCTAGCGGAGCAATTATCTAGTGAGTTTCTTGAGTTTATTGATAATGCTAACGTTATTCACGTTCACAGTGGAGAAACGCATCATAAAAGCACCACGAATCCGAAAGTGATTGCTGCTTGGGATGAGATTGTTAATAATCACAAACTTATCTTTACCACATACAACTCGCTTCGTCGGGTCAATGAGTCTGAAATCAATATTGACATTGCTTATTACGATGAGGCACACAATGCCACTCGTACTGATTTCTTTGACTCCGTAGCTAACTGTAACGCCACCAACTACTACTATTTCACTGCTACTCCCAAGCATCGCCGTTCCTCGCTTGGCACTGGCATGAACAACAAGATTGTGTTTGGTCAGATTATTTCTAATATTTCTGCTCCTGAGCTGGTTGAGCAAGGCAACATTCTGCCTCCTACCATTCAGATTCATGAGGTTGATTATGAACGGCAGAAAGGTCTCACCGCTGCCGACAACGACGCCAGCACCCTCATCGACATGATCGACGGACTGGACACTAGGAACGCCCAGAAGGTGCTTGTGGCTGCTCCTAGCAGCAAAGTCTTGTGGCAGATGCTATCAAGCACCAGCGTCCTCTCAGACCTCGCTGAGCGTGGTTTTGATGTTCTTCACATCACCAGCAAGTTCGGTGCTTACGTTAATCAAACCAAGGTTGATCGTGAGACTTTCTTCGACACTTTCAATTCTTGGGGTCAAGATCCTGATCGTAAGTTCATCATCTTCCACTACAGTATTCTGTCTGAAGGTATCAATGTTCACGGTCTGACTCACACCATTCTGCTCCGTAACCTGCCAATTGTGGAAATGGCACAGACCATCGGGCGTGTGATCCGTCTTAACAAGGATGACGCTAGCGACGTTGCTTGTGGTAAGATTGAGGCAGGAAACTTCGCCATGTACCGAAAGCCTACTGGGTTCGTCACCGTGCCCGTCTTCAAGAACTACGGCAAGAAAACCCAGCGTCGTCTGGAAGAAGTCGTAGACACTATCTTTGTCCAAGGTCAACCCGCCATTGATGTACGATGACACTCAAACGATCAATTGATTACAAGGATCAACTACTCACCTTCAAACAACTTGAGGGCGTAGTTGCTCGTAAAGATATTATCACTGGTCCTGCTCAAGCTATTGTTGCTCAAGCAAAGATCAATGATTTTTCTTGGGAATCTGCTGCTCAGGCATATTCTACGTTCACGAAAGAAGAGCAAGCAGATATTCGTAAATCTGGTCAACAACTGTTGGCAGGATATTATGACCCACTTACAGATACTATTGGTGCTCCTGGTGCTAATCCTACAGAAGCCAGGGGTATTATGATTACCCAAATGTATCTCAATCAGGATCGTTGCTGTGCTTATAGCGGTGACGGTCCATATCATATTTTAGATTTTCAGGTAGAACACATTGATCCCACTGCTGGTGATCGCCCAGAGAATATTGTACTTGTTCTTGCTAACATTAATGAGAACAAGAAACAGTCTGCTCAAAACTTTATTGAACGTTGTGAACGTCGATATGAAATGGGAGAGCTTGAATATAACATCTGGTATAAGTCTATGAAAGACGCTGTGAAGCGTAATCATAAGATGAAAGCAGAAATTCTTTCTATGAGTGAGCATGAATTGTGTCAGTATTGGCTCACTCGTACTACTACCAAATACGACAAATATGTGTGGCGTAACATTGGTATGTCTTCGCTGAGTGAATTTCGTATTCTCAAGGGCTCTGGCATCAAGCGAGCAGGGGGCACTCAGGGAAACTATGTGGACATTCTCAACACTATCGCTGCTGAGTACCTGTTTGGGGATCCTGACTTGGCACGGGACATCTACCAGTGTGCTAGACTGTTCAGGAGCAACTACCTCAACGGTCGGATCCAGCGTGAAGACTACGCTCTCTTTAACATGGAGATCATAGAGTTGTCAAATCATATTCATCCAGGTTATAATAGAGAAAAGTTTTACAACAACATCGTTCGGAACAACTATTCATGGCCCCATCTAAAGTGACCAACCATTCCCTGTATCGTTACGCTGGTGGCAAGAACAGGATGAAGAATGAGATTATCGACATCATCAAGGATGTTTATCCTGGTGTCGATTATGTTGTTTCGCCTTTCCTTGGTGGTGGTTCTGTTGAAATGCTGTTAGCTTCACGAGGCATCAAGGTACAAGCATATGACATTTTCCGTTCACTTGCTGATTTTTGGGAAATTCTGACCACAGAGGGCGGCGATCGTCTTGCTGACGAAGTTACCAAGCATTATCCATTAAAAGACAGTGATCACTATAAATCTTTTCTGCCGCTGCTAGATAGTACGGACAAATTCACTCGTGCTTGGGCATTTTATATTGCTATCAAGGGTTCTTACAGCGGCAAAATTGGTTGCTCTACTGTCCGCTCCAGGGCAGAATTTCGTCTTGTTGGCATCGAAAAATTGAGGAAGTTCTACAATCCGAACTTCAGTTTTAGTTATGGTAGTTGTTTCGATACAATTCCTCGGCATGTAGATGACTTCATGTATCTGGATCCACCGTACTACGAAACAGTCAGTCACTACTATGGTAAAGACGGAGAACTTCACAAAACATTCGATCACGAAGAGTTTGCTGAAATTCTAAAGTCTCATCGGGGTGGTTTTGTGATGTCATATGATAATAGCGAAAGCGTTCGTAACTTGTATGAAGGTTGGACCGAGTTTCGATACCTTACCTTCCCATACCAAATGTCTGGCACCAAAAGGTATGACAAGACCGAGTTGATTATTGTCAAGAAACCAGAACATCCGAAACCAAAACCCAGAAGTGTGCTAGAATCCTTTTTAGTTTGAATTTCAATCATGTATGAAACCCTCACAGAATTCGAACGAGCCCTTGCTCGTTTTGGAGATAAAGTCGGCCTCATTGCAGGACTTGAAATTGCGGATAAAATCTCTCCAGAAGATGCTTATCAGCAAATCAAGGAACTTTACAAAGAACTTAAGAAACTACGTAAGAAAGAACGACCAGAGTGGGAGCAGCTCGACTACGACAACAAGTAGAATTTGTTCTCGTTGTGGTGTAGAAAAACCATTGAATAGAGATCATTATCAAGTAGTAAAAACATTTCGATCAGGATTTTCTTATTATTGTAACGATTGTTCTGTTGAAATGAAGAAAACCAAACCCACCAATAAATAATTCCAACTGGAGAATATCTATGCTTTCTACTCAATATCGTCTTCGCCTTCAAGCGATTTGTGATAAAATTGTGAAAGGTGAAATGGTTGAACTATCTGATATGATTTGGGCAGAAAAGCTTGCTAACGCCAATAGAACTGCTGGAACTATGCTTCGTCAAGCAAGGAGGAAAGCAGCAAATCCTGATATGCAGGAAGGAGATCTTGATGATTTTTTAAATCAACTTGATATTGGTGGCATTGGTCATGAATCTAAAGGCATTAGGGGATTTGAATCCGTTGATGATATTGTAGATTTCTTTACCGAAGGCAGAGATAAGCCAGAAGATTGGCGTCAGAGAGATTAAAATGAATTTATATTACTACGTTATATTTTCTATATTTGCTATCATTGCTTATATGATGGTAGTAGATAAAAATGTTGTAACATTTATTGACCTGATGATCCGCTACGCTGGGGTTCAACTCAAGCGAGCATGGTGGATCGTCAGGTTTCACCCTATCAACCCCATCCCTCGCTGGACTCTCAAGTGGAGAGTGGAGAGGATGACCAGGCAACTGGAAAAAGATCTTA